GGGGAAAAGGATTGTAACTTTTAGGGCGTAATCAGAGCCCCAAAGTTACAAAACGTCCTGGTTAGGAGCATGGGACTTTAAACTGGTCCCAGTCACCAATAGCCAGCCACTCGAAGGCGTGAGCCTTAAGAGTCAATCGTCTCTTTCTAAGTTTCCCTCTCGTTGGAATGAGAGGAATACCGGAAGGACCATATTTATGAGATTGGTCTGAAGAGACACCATCCCTGGAGGAATATAGAGCATAAAGATACACAAGCTCTACATCATCAGCGAAAATCGCTTTACCTCGCGCGTCCATACGTGGATGAAAGAACCCTTGCCATTGACCTGGAGCTTTACGAACCAGGGGTGATGACATCGCCTCGTCGTACTCTGAAGCGATGTAACCGTCATCACACTCGACGTCTGAACCGTAGGAACTGGACTTTAACCTCCAGGGCCCGCGGACAAAGCGAAGAGAGCTTGGAACCCGCTGTATAACAGAAATCCAAGCGCGCCGATACTTGCCGTAGTAACCAAAACCAAGGTTACGCCGATAAGCAGCGCGCCGGAGACCGTTAGCCAGACGGAAAAGGGTTTCCACATAAGAAAGACACTCACTTTGAAAGTGGGGACGGACGTTTTTGCCGTTAAAGAAATCAGCGCCGCAGCTTTCTCGGAACAAGCCAGAAGAAAAACTCTTCTTAGCGTTAACCGTGAAGCCGCAGTATGCCAATACTTTCTCCAATAAGTCGACTGACTTAGTCGGATAAGCAATATCATCACCATAAACACGGACGAGGGACTTGTCATCACGACAAACCTCGCAACACGAAAGAGCAAGGGCATAAAATATCATGCTTTCTAGCTCAAAAGTGTAGCCATTGCCCATCGAGCTGAACTTCTCATACCTGATGACATGATTAGTGCCATCAGGCGCAGAGTAAGTACCGCTCTTCGACCGTACCCACTCCAGGGCAGTTAGCCATGGGAGGGGTACTAAGTCACGGACAACTTCACGAGCCAGAGTATCGCTCGCGGAGCTCAGGTCAATGGTGGCGACCGTGCCATAGCAGCTTCCGATCCAGGCAAGTTCCCGTGAGGGCTCTTGCGTATCCAGATCGAGACCAGCCCGTTTAAGACGGGATCTGATCAGAGCACCTAAGCCCAATTGGGCGAAGATGTTCATTCGAGGCTCGATAGCTATCGAGCGATCGATAAGAGCTGTTTTTGGAACGAACGTGATTGTATTGCCGGGAACTGGTATCACGTCAACGAGCCTAAAAGACTCGGAGTCGTCACTGGGTTCAACCCCAGTAAGGTACCTGCTCCACGACGGGTGGTCTAACGCCAACCTCGCCGCACCCTCAACAAAATCTTCAGTCGAAGATAGAGCTGAGAGCTTGTGGTAAGACGAAGCGTGTGATCCTCGCGAGAGGTTATCACTGCCCGGTCCAAAACGACACCGAAGGGCCCAAGACCTAGGGTCCAGAATACCAAGCCAGCCAGCGATTTTATGCTGAGTCAAGTGCAAAACGCACTCAACAGCCGGGGTAGATAACTCCCCGCGCAAGCGAGCTCGGAATCTGGAATTGGTCTGTCGACACTGTTCTTCAGCCTCAACAAACTTAGACCAGGCAGCCTCAACTCGTTGAGATGGACTATAGACATCGTCTAGAGGCATCTTACGTAGAAAAGATACTGCTTGGTGGTCGTCTGCAGCTAAAGTCGAATCCCAGTCGGGATACCGATGAGGTGAAAATTCACACCTTAAGATATCCTCAACTTGACCTGCTTTCGAAAGCAGGGACAAGCCAAGAGACAGCGGAGTGTCAAGTTGCGACCACAATTGCTCGGCAATCTCGAGGACCTCCAAAGTGGAGGTACGACGAGAACTAGAGAAAGTATCCTCTAGCTGAGCACGACTGTTTCGCACAGCACTGTGCTTTTTCACGAACATCTCCTAGGTTAGGAAAGCAATCGAGCAGCTTTAATTTTCCGAGACCGCTTTACTTTCGCGGTAACGGGAGCTGTAAGTTCACTACCTACGTTGGAGATAACATCCCAGTTCCCCGGTGTAAATGGGGAGGGTACATCCTGACCTTTGCCGGCACGTTTCTCACGGACATGAAGTTCATCCATGAGGACGTTGGCAAGGTTGACGATGACAGCTAGGATGGAGGAGATCTCGGCAGAGGTGGAATTTCTTCCACCAAAGACGACCATCAGCTTCAGCAATACTTGGATCAGGTTCATACCTAGGTCCTTTCTGGCTGATTAGCCTTTAGTACATCCCTTCGACACTCACGACTCCGGCTTGGTAGTTTGCATGTGCCATGAAATTCTTGGTCATTGCAAACAGTTCTTGCCTTTCCGCGAGAGTACTACTCGTAGGGACGAGGGTCTCCGAGTTCGTACGGCCGATGTAGTCGACCAACCCGGTTGTCACATTGACGGACGGGCGCGCGATCTTCACGATCACACGCGTCACACCCTTGACTGTATCCGAGGGCCTTTTAACCTCCATGGAAACCGTGCGAAAACCGCCCGGAGTCCCTTGAAGGGTATCAGCCCAAGTGTAGGTCGGTCCGCTACCGTTCAGTACCGTATAGGTAACTGGCGCAGCAGCGAAATTGTTAAGGGTGATATTTGCCATAGCTGGCATGGTGGGTACTCCTAAGTGAAGTAATATTGTGGATGCATCAAGGGCGGTAAGCCCCTTTTGCGCGATCGCCCTGGGTAAGCTGCTTCCATAGAGCTGCCGTAGTGGTTAAGCGACGAGCATTTAGCCCGTCCCACAATGGAGACCTAATGAAAGGAACCTGACCAGACCATAACGCTCGGGTGTAGAACGTCTGCATAACGGGGCAACTAGAGGGAATGTTCCATTCCTCGTAAGGAAGGGTCCATGCTCTAGGATTCTCGAAACGCTGACTGCCTATAAAGGTTTGCTTCAACGAAGCATACCCGGACAGAACAGTCCACCCTTGAAGACTGGAAGCCGACTCCAACCACTGTCCGACATCGATAAACCAATCGAAGACGAAAGAGAAAGGAGTTAACTCCCAGGCCAACAACGCGGGGTCAGTAGCACCAAACCCGAGTTGAGCGGCAAGTGCAGCCTCTGTGCTAACAAGCTGAAGAAGCAGACCTGCATGACCCTCGTATGTCCAATCACCGTCAAGGTGATAGTCCACGTTCAAGAAATAACTTCCTTGACCAAGTGCGCCGTAAGCACTCACCGCATTGCTAACTCTATTTCTAGAGGTAACTTTGAGGCGAGGACCACGACCACCAAGAGCGAGGTGCTGAGCAGCAAGCTCAGCGAGGCCTTTCACATCCGAAAGTAGCGGGGACCAACCATAGTTATAAGCTAACCAATGATTGGCCGCTTCACCCGCTGGCTTTTTGATGTTAAGGACTTTGGCAGCTCTTTTAAAGTTGCCCTTACGAAACGCGGAATATGCATTACCGAGTTTCTGTGCGATGTCGCGAATCATGCGGACGGTCTGACGACCTTCCCCAAGACTAACGGCAGCATTCACCTTCATGTCACGAGCCTTGGTTAGACACTTAGACTTGGCAGGATCAACGATCCCATCGAAGTCCGGAGAGCTAGCCAAAAATCCCGAGAATGTCGACATATCTTGTATCTGCATGTTAAACCTAGGAACTTCCAGTTTAACACCAGGCATGGTATATCGAACAAAAACACAACCAATGAAGTCTCCTTGATTGTGTCGGTGATAGCTTTCAGTCATTGCATTAGTAGGCAAATAACCGTTAGCTGCACGAAAAGCCTTCCAACCCGTGAGAGTATTCCAACCACGCTGCAAATAATCGCGCTTGGTCGCGCTAGGACCGCTCGCTACTCCCCAAGCTTCGTTCCCATAAAAATTCCATGGGTCCGTCGGTTGGGATTTATCGAATAGCGAGGCGGTAACAGCGGGGCCATTAACATCGCGATTAATGATTTTTGCTTTGTAGGTCACAATACCCTCAATACAGGTGGAAGTGTGAGCAAAGCTCACTGGA